AATTTTACGGGATGAAGTTGAATTTTACTATGTGAAATGCTTACTTTTTGAGCAATTTGTAGTGTTGTATTTTTACAACGGAGTAGCCGAAAATTTCTCGGGGGATTCTGTCAGATACTCATAGTTTGTAGTGTCTATATTTTCTCTAAAAACGATAGCCCCGTTCTTAAGATGGAACCTGCGGGCTAAGTTAGTCTTGGGGCTTAGTGTCACAAATCTAGTAACGCTAGGATATTGTGCTTTAATTCCCTTTACAGCTTGTATAAGCAATTCTGCACCTTTGCCGCTTTTGTAACTCCAAATGGTATAAAATATGGCTGTTGTGGGCACTTGAGCAGTTTTCTTCAAATCTTCTAGACCTTCAGGAACAAAGTCATGGAAGCTAACACATACCATTGCTTCTGGATTATGTTCTTCATCAGTTAGTGCAGCAACAACTCTGCCGTCGCTAACTCTAAAATCAGTAGATATTTCAGGACGAACAGGATCGTCTTTTATAAAACTTAATAATGCGTGTGAAAGGTCTGTGATGAATTGAAACATGATACTGCTATTTATACGTATATTATAAAAACACAAATTTTATCCAAAAAAATAGGACCCGAAGGTCCTATTTTGATTTACATATAATTATCCATGAATGATTTCAATAAACCCTTCTGCTAGAGTAGGCATTTCAAATCCATCAATCATAGTACGCACAACATAGTCGGGAATGTTCTTACCAGGACGACTTGCTAACCGCTTTGCTAGTTCTTCACTTTCAGGAGTACGAAACACCACAGCAATATGTTCATAACCAGGCAACATATTAAACTTCTTCTTACGGCTTTTAACTGTAGTAGAAGTTTGATCCCAAATTATATCCTTGTCCATGCCACGTGCCTTAACAACATCGTTAATCATCATATCAATAGCTTCGGGCATATATTCTTTGAATACTTCGTTATAAGTCTTTCCCATATCTCGTGCATAATCTTCTACCCAGGTATCGGTAGAAATATATGCACACTTATCTGCCCACTCTTGATGAGCAACCCAAGTACTTTTACCTGAGCCTGGTACTCCAATTAATTGATAACACTTAGGCATTATTTCTCTCCTTCAAATTGCATTTCGCGCCAGTTGTTTGGCTCAGTCTTTTCGTTAGCATCATAGGTCCATCCAAGAACCTTCATCATCTTGTGCTTGACCATTAAGTTAGGCTGACGTACTGAATGAGTATCCTCAAAGCCCATCATAACGCCAACTTCGGTCACTGCTCCACTACGACAAATTCCAGCAGTGCAATGTACAATAACATTCATGTCATTGTACATTGCATGTTGTAGCAAACGAACAAGTTCAACGGCCTGTGCATCACTAACTTTCCAATCTTCTTCCATTGAATAGTCATTAGCTTCAATGTCAAGGAACTCAAAATTGTGTCGCTCTTTGAAGTTATGCTTGGCTTCAGGCTTCCAACCTGCCGGATCAGTAATGCTAATCAACATACTATTCTGTCCCGGATCCTTATACCACATGCCGCTACTGATATCAGTTGCAGCGCAATTCTGAATAAACATTATATCACCTATTCTTTAATTTGTCAATCTCGTTTGCTGCTTCTTCCAATAAATCGGCAATACGATCTGGTTTACCTTCTGCAACACTTTTACGTGAACCAATCTGTCTGCGAATCTCTGCACGTTTACGCAACCGAAATACTAGACTTTGCTCTGTCACAGGTAAATGGCTTTCATCTTTAGCCATGTGTTCTTCAAAGCGGTCATGTTCTTCGTGCAATTCAACATGTTTTAACTTTAGTTTGATTGGTCCACAAACATGGGCAGTGTCGCCTGTGCCGTTGTCATCATATCCACATTTATCGCATTTCATTCTTCTACTCCATTCTTTTGTCTGGCTATTCTTAGCCACGAGCTTTTTTTAAGATTTCGGTTATCAATTGGAACCTGTATTATATTGATTGCAAGCCTTCCTGCTTTCATGCGTTGACTACCATCCCAGGCTTCAAGCCAAACGCACCGCATATCGGGTTTAACTTCACAACCACCATCAGCACGGACACCGCCACAAGGACCGTTACGCAGAGATTTTGGACAGTTCATAGGACAACTCATTCCTGAACTACTCAACATACATTGTCCGCACATTTGACAATCAAACAAGAAACCTTTGACTAGTTTTTCTATAGCAGCTACAGGCCGTTCTAACCTATCATAACCAATGAAATTCCATACAGGATGTAGAGCAACCACAATGCGTTCAAAAAGGTTGTAGAAAATCTCTAAGCCCCGAGCATGACGTACACTCCATTGGCGAACTGACATCATTCTTTAACTCCAAAATTTAATTCATCCATTTTTAGTTAGCTAATATAAATTCCTTCAAATCATCTTTGTTTATAAGACTACCTGTTTTTGCTATAATATGAATTATATCACCAAATGTATTATGTGTCAATACCTAAATGTACATTCGGTACAGTTCGGGCAGAAGTTCATTTCCAATGAGTGCCGCAAATATAATAGGTGCAGCACTTTGTCCTTTGATAGCAAATCCTACAATTGTACTAATTATTAGTGTTGCCCAAGTTAAAATAAAGTATCCACTAATATATGATTCCCATAGCATAGACATAGTGATTATTACTAGTAAAATTCCTGCGATTTCTTTTTGGTAGCGAATGAAAAATGTCAAATATTTATATAATTTTCCAGAAATATAAAAATTCAGAAGACTCACCGCTACGGACAATGTGCATAGCAAGATTGCATTATTTTTTATTAACTGAAAGGCAGTTTGTATTACAAAGCCCTTATTTTCAACTAATGATAATATTATTGCTTCCGAAGGAAGAATAGGCAATCCCAACAATAATAAGGGAATCAATGATGTTATAGCTCCTGAATTATTTGAGGTTTCGGCTGATATAATATTATTATAATAATTTTGTGGGGAAGATACTTTATTGAAGGTATTTCTAAATTTTTCAACTGCCTCTGCTAAAGATGAACTTATAGTATAGCTAATTCCTGGTATTAACCCTGATAAACTTCCGATTGCTGATCCTATTATAATTGTTTTAGTAGAGTTCATCATAACAGGAGTATCATTCGTTTTATGAAAATGATTCACTATTGTAGAATTGGATCTAACAATGCCGGGTATCACTAAAAGTCCCATCGCAATAGGTATAATTGGTACGCCTCCGAGGTAAGTAATGTAATTCGGGACGAATTGTTGCATTGGCTCAATATACCAAATAGAGCCTGTACTGATGTATAATCCAACCAACGATAACACTGTCGCTATAATTTTATTGCTACTCATGCTGATGAGTAGTAGAATAGTCATCACTAGTATGGTTATTTTGATTTTACCAGTAAAGAAATAGATTAGTGTCTCGTAGTATTGAATAGAACACATAAATATTCCCAGTGCAATAACTGCACCTACAAAACTGCCCAAAGCAGTGCCTGTTAATATTTTTTCTTGTAGGCCATATTTAGCAATTTGAAAGCCATTTTCTACTGCAGGGATTGAGGTGAATTCACCTACTACTCCAAATAATATTGCACTCACACTACCATAATATTGTGTAGTCATTACAACTACACAATAAAACCACATAAGCAATTGCCAATTTGGAATTAAATGTGCAGCAGGCATCATTAAAATTAAAACCCCCGACACATTCATTGACGGTAGCATTCCAGCTAATATGCCCAAAAATAAAGCAATGCCAGTGATGGCAACCCACCAAGCTATCATTGTTTACTTTGCTAATCCAATTGCTGTTTCTGTTGCAATAACACGAGTTAAAGTTGTTTCTGCTGGAAAATTAGTAGGAATTTGCATTATTGAAGTTACATATTTTTTAATAGATTCAGTTTTAAATACATCAATCAATACTTTTCGTGCGGATGCGCTTGTTCCTACAGGAACTGCAACATATTGTTCCAGAACTAAATCTATCTCATTGTTGTTTTGATCTTTGACACGTACTACCGGGATGTTGACCAAATCATTTTTACTTGATTGCATTATCCCAATAGAATTATCTTCTGCTATCATTTGATAACAAGCTGTACTAATACCCAAATCAACATCCGATGTTTTTAATGCAACTCTGATAGGACCAGCACCACTATAGGGGACAAACGTTGCGTTAAGTTTTGGATTTTGTTCTTGCAGCATTCGCAAATACTTTTTACCAATTTCGCCGGCAGCAGCAATTCTAACCGGGGTGCCTGTAGTTA